GCACACAGAATACTTGATGGTGTAGAGTATGAGGATAGAACAAAAAATAATCGTAGAATACGCAGATGGAAACACCCCAATCCAAATGTAGAAAATACTCTTTACAAAGCTTCACATATTAATCATCCAAGTGCAATATGGACAAGAGAAAGTATTGCAAACTATATTTGGTTGCATAGTCTATTTGAAAATTTATGTGATGAATATACACATAGGTATGGTAAAGTTCACTATACAGACTCTTTGTTACGAGAACTTCTTAGAACACCACCAGTAAATATTGAAGAAAAAGGTTTAACAGAAATACCACAGGCCATGCCTGATGATGTAAAAGGTGATGACAGTATACTTGCATATCGAAATTACTATATAAAGTATAAGAAAGATTTTGCAAAGTGGACGAATAGAGAAACACCAACATGGATGATGATGTAGAACCAGAAAGATATTATGAATGGATTCTTTGGAAGTTGAGAAAGGAGAAAAGTATGACAATAGAGTATACGATTCAAAAACAAAAGAGTGAAACATTTGATGAGAGAATATCTTTAAGAAAAGAAAATGCAGAGTTAAGGAAACAGATAGAATTATTAAAAATAGAAGTCGCAACAATGAACAAAGAAAAATACGGACTCCTAAATAGAATAAAAGAGTTGAACGATTTAAGAGATTCGGTAGTTAGATAATGCCTACATTTAGATTTATGAATAATGAAACTGGTGAACAGTTTGATGACTTTTTGTCAAATTCAAGAAGAGAAGAACTTCTAGAGAAAAATCCACACATAACACAAGTACCTACACCATTTGCAATTGTATCTACAGTTGCAACTACAGTAGACAGTAAAACTGATGATGGGTTTAAAGAAGTGTTACAGAAAATAGGTGAAAATCACCCAGGCAGTGAAATAGACGAAAGATACAATAGAAGAACTGTAAAACAAGTACAAACAAAAAGGGTACTTGATAAACACAGAAGTAAATGGAAAGTTAGTTAATGGCTAAAGCAAAAGATATTAGAATTGATGATATGATTTCTGTATCGCCAGTTGGTGATAATCAAAAGAAAGTATTTGAACATTACAAAAAGGGAAAGAATATGTTTCTCTATGGTGCAGCTGGTACAGGAAAAACATTTATTTCTTTGTATCTTGCATTACAGGAATGTCTAAGAAATGATACTAAGTATGATACAGTTTATCTAGTTCGTAGTGCAGTTCCTACAAGAGAAATAGGTTTTTTACCAGGCGATGAAGAAGATAAAACTGCGTTGTTTCAAGTACCATACCAGAATATGGTAAGGTTTATATTCTCACAACCAAATGAACACGCATTTTCTTTATTGTATGATAGATTAAAAAACCAACAAAGTTTGATGTTTCTGACTACATCTTTTCTACGAGGTATAACACTGGACAATGCAATCATTATCGTAGATGAGTGTCAGAACCTAAATTTTCACGAACTAGACACTATTACTACAAGAGTTGGACAAGACAGTAAAATAATATTCTGTGGTGATTTCTTTCAGACAGATTTACAAAAACAATCAGAAAAAGAAGGCCTCAAGTATTTTATGTCCATCATATCTAAGATGGAAAGTTTTGCAACTGTAGAATTTAATTTAGGTGATATAGTTCGTTCTGGTCTAGTAAAAGAATATCTCATTAGTAAGATAAAGTTAGGACAGGAAAATAATGGGTAAGAAAAAGAAAAGAGATAAACAAACCTCTAAAGGTGAAAGACGAAGTGTTTCTAAACAAATAACTAAGTCTATGAGAAAAGACTTTATAGAGTCTGGTCAAAGAATAGTACATCAAGCAGAAGCTTTTCGTAAAGGTAAAAAAGTTATGGTAACAATACCTAATCCAAATAAAAACGAAACAAAGAGAAGATTTATTCGTGTACCAGCTATAGAAGTTTGGAAAAGAAGTTTTGTAAAACCATTGACAATGTAAGTTATATTTGATATATTGATTAAAATTAACTATAGAATGGAAATATTATGTTTATACACAAGTCAGTAGATATACCAGAATTATCTACAAAAAACGTCAATAGAAAAAGATTTTATATAACACCACAAGGTGGATTATATCCATCTATTACTACAGTGCTTTCTCTTAGAAAGAAACAAGGTCTTTCAGAATGGAGAAAAAGAGTTGGTGATGATGTTGCAAATTATATTGCAAGAACAGCTGCAAATCGTGGAACAAAAGTTCACCAGATGTGTGAGGATTTTCTAAACAATAAAGAAGTAACTAAAGACAATAGAGAATTTTTACCATATTGTTTATTCACACAAATCAAAGATGTTATCAAAACAAATATAAATAATATATATGCACAAGAATGTGGATTATGGAGTGATAAATACAAAGTTGCAGGCCGAGTAGATTGCATTGCAGAGTACAACAACATTCCATCTATAATTGATTTTAAAACTTCCAAGTCAGAGAGAAATGATGATTGGAACTTAGAGTATTATATACAAGCATCTGCATATGCAGAGATGTTTGAGGAAAGAACTGGTACACCAATAGAACAAATTGTTATTCTTGTTGTCACAGAAGATGGTCATGTTCAAGAGTTTATTAAGAAGAAACATGAATATCTACCTATGCTTGTTGAAGTAATTGATGAATTTATAATGCAATGGGAAAGAGAAGAAAATGAAAAAAATATTTCTGATAACAATATTTCTGTTGCTCAGTACCTTTAGTACAAACGCACAGACAAAAAGTCCTAACACTGGTTGGGTAATGAAACCAGCTCAATGTGGTAATGCAGATGTTGTTATAGAAAGTCTAAAATCATCTGGTGAAGATCCTTTTATTTGGATGGATGGACGTTCTATGGCTGTAGAGGGTATATTTCTTAATACTAGATTTGTTTTAGCCATGAATAAAAAAACACTTACTTGGACTCTTTTAGAGTTTACTAAAGACAATAAGTTTGCGTGTATATTAGGATCTGGTAAGGGAATGGTCAATATGAATACAGATTTAAATAAAAAAGGTATTGACTTATAGTGTTGTATATGATATAAATAAGGTACAGTTTGTTGATACGAATTGATATTTGGGTAGGACATGGGGGCAGTACCCATCGCCTCCACCATAGACATACTAGATGATGACATATTAACTTGGGAGCCCAAGGGAAGGAAAGTCCAACCATAATATGTAACCATACCTCTGTGTACACAAGGGTTAACATCATCTGATTGTGAGGTAGAATCGGCTAGTATGTCTTTGTGGGGGCGAAATAGGATCGACTAACAAATGGATATGAGAGTAGAACTGTCGCATGACCTCGTTATCGGTCAAAACAAATAAGTGCAAACGATAATTTTGCGCCTGTAGATTATGCACTAGCTGCTTAATCGTACTGAGTTTTGGTGGTGTACTTGGAAACAGAAACACCACTACATGAATAGGGTCACTACTTAATAGGTGCGTGTGGAGTCATGGTTAACTCCATTTCAACATAACAAAGGAGTTTTTGTAATGAATCTAGAAGAAGTCGTGAAAATGACACCAAAGAAATTTGCACTACAGATTGAAGAAATAGTCAAGTGTGGTGGTGTAACTTATATGGATGCTATTCTAGATTATTGCGAAAAGAATAATATGGAGCCAGACACTATCGCTCCATTGATTTCTAAACCTCTAAAAGAGAAGTTAGAGGCAGATGCAAGGGAATTAAACTTTTTACCAAGAGTTGCAACATTACCTATTTAATTATGGAATCGTGGGAAGCCTATCAGATGTATCTAGGTCTTAAATTACACTTTACAAGTGACTATGATTACAAACGATATGGTGGTAAAACATCTGCCTCTAAAGCATCTTTTTTGAAAAGAAAAGACAGGAATTTTTTCTCAAGAGTTGCAAGAAAATATGAGGGTAAAGAATTAGATTTTTTTCTATCTAACTTTATCAAACAACCGAAAGGTTACATTGGAGATTTTAAGGAAGAAAATTATATAGAGTGGTCTAAAAATCAACAATCGTTGACATATAACTTTATTAAAGATATGTCACATTTAGTTTCTCAAGAAAGTTTTGATAACATATTTAAGTGCGAGTCTGGTAAACATCCAACTCTTATCAAATCTTATCTTGCAAAAAGAATTAGTTTAGAAACTATGGTGATACTACAAAGTTTAGTCAACTACATGAAACAGTTTGACAAAGATTTAAAACAAGACTTAATATGGCCAGACATAAGAAGAATGGTTACAAAGTATAGTTCGTTTTTATGTTTTGACAAACAAAAATGCAAAATGAAACTTCTACAATTACTAAAGGAGATATGATCGTGGAAAAAGAAATGCACTCTAATAATAAAAGTAAACTTGTTAGAGAAAGAGATTTTTATCGTGCTAAGATGAATGAACTAAAAGGTAGGATAAAAACTCTGGAATATGATAATGCAGAATTAATTAAACGTGATCAAGTTTTATCTAAAAGAATGGAAGAAATAACTTCTTTGAGATCTTTTAAACAAAAAAGAAGGGTTAATTGAGGATTTATAATGGAAAAATTATTTGTACTTGTAGTTTCGTTATGGGGTAATAATGGAACTGATTGGGTCTATATAGGAAATCAATATGTTCTAAATGAACCTATGACTATCGAAAAATGTAATAAAAAAGCCAATCTTGATAATTGGTCTTGGTGGGAAACTAATGAGTATTACACAGTACAGTTAAGTTGTGAAGAGGCGAAATAAAGTATGGTGACCGAAAAACAAGGAATAAATAACTTGACACCAAACGTAAAACTAGTGTCGTATTCGACACCCACAGAAGATTTTTCAGAAGAAGGATTAACAGATGTACAAGATCTCATTTCGTACTGTGCTCGTGTTTCCAATCCATCAAACCAATTTAACAAAAAGACAGCGCAGAAACTTATCTTATATCTCATTAAACACAAACACTGGTCGCCATTGGAGATGGCTAGCGCTTGCATAGAGATAGAAACAACAAGAGATATCGCACACCAAATTGTAAGACATAGAAGTTTCTCATTTCAAGAGTTTAGTCAAAGATATGCAAATCCAAATGATATGGGTGATGCATTTACTGTACGTGAGTGTAGATTACAAGACAGTACTAATAGACAAAATTCTATAGAAATAGAAAATGATCCATCAATACAATTGGATCAATCAAAACAAGAACTCATAACTGAATGGCAACGCAAACAACATGGTATTATCAAACAATCTAAAGAAGTTTATGAATGGGCGATAAAAAATGGTATTGCAAAAGAACAAGCTCGTGTAGTATTACCAGAGGGTTTGACTAAGAGTAGAATACTCATGAATGGAACACTAAGATCATGGGTACACTACATAGAGTTAAGAACTGCAAATGGTACACAGAAAGAACATATGCAAGTTGCAGAAGGTTGTGCAATCGAAATTTCAAAAATATTTCCAATGATGGAGAATTTAAATGGAAAGAGATGAATATACTAGACTTAGATTGAGTCTTAAAAAAATCAAAGAAGAAGTTTCGTTCATAGAACAAACTATAGAAGATATAAAAATTCGTAAGATAACAGAAGGATTGACTTATGCAGAATGGGCTGCAAGTCATGACAATCAACCATCTGTAGAAGATACACTAGAAAGAATTGGTACTAATCATGATGTTCAATCGGATAAGTCAATTCAAGAAGCTCTTGTAGAAAGGGAAGAAGAACATTTTCAAAAATTTGACAAGTTGACCTTTGAACAAGCAAAAGGACTTGGTATCA